AAATACTCTGCTAGTCTTATTCCGTCCAATTAGCTCTCTCCTAATTTTCAACTATTATTAACGTCTACCCCTTCCTCCCATCATAGGCATCATAGGTAAACTCGGTCTTTGTAATCTTGGTGCGGGTGCAGATCTTTGCTCAGGCATCGGCATTGGCATTGGCTCTTGTCTAGGCATTGGCATTGGCATCGGCATTTGTTCTGCTCTAGGCATAGGCATAGGGCTAGGTACAGGCATAGCTATTGGTGCAGGCATTGGCATTCTAGGTTGCAAAGGCTCTGGCATCATAGGCATAATTTGTCTTATCAACTCTTCGGGTAGTTCCTGTATTACTTCAGGAGGTAGCTGAGGAAGTATCTCTATTAACTGCTCTGGAGGTAACTGAGGTAGAACTTGTTTTATTTGCTCTATTTGAGCAGGTGGAACAGGTGCTTGTATAGGTTCCTCTCTAGGCATCTGTCTAGGTATTTCTCTAGGTTCTTGTCTAGGTATTTCTCTAGGTACTTCTCTAGGTACTTCTCTAGGCTCACGCTCAAATGAAGGAGGTGCTATTCTTCTAGGAGGTGCAACTGGTGGAGCTATATCTCTAGGAATCTCTACAGGAGTAGCTATAGGCGGAACTATAAGTTCTTCTCTAGGTGGAGATATGTCTCTAGGCGGAGCTATGTTTCTAGGTGGTGCCATTGGTGGAGCTATATCTCTAGGCTCACTTTCAGAACCACCATCTTGACCAAATCCTAGTGGAGGAGGCATAGGAGGTCTCATTCCTCCTCTTTGGTCTTCTATAGGCTCTTCTCTAAATACAGGAGGTCTTCCTATATCCATAGGAGGTTCTGGCATAGGCATAGGTCTATCCATTGGAGGTGCTATGTCCATTGGTGGCTCAGGAGGAGGTGATTGTATAGGGCCTAAAGATGGTATTTGTCTTGGGTCTTTATAATTTGGTGACAAAGGATCGTTAGATCCGCCAACTACTTGGTTGTTAAGATCTTGAATGAAAGGACTCTTTTCAGCAGGCGGGACAACTGGTTCTAGTTCTGGTCTAAACTTATCTCTCATATCATCAAGTTGTGATGCAGAGAATCTATCATCAAAGTCTGTAACGCTAGGTAGTCCGCCCCTAAAGTCTCCTGGGTTTTGTACTGGAGGTACACCTGAACCTGGGATTCCTGCAGCTGGATTAAAGTCTGCTGGAAGCTCTGGTCTTGAAGGAGGCTGTGGCATCTGTATAGGCTCTTGTATTGGAGCTGGTATATTATTTATATTATCAAAATCTAAACCGCCGTTAAATATACTGTCCATGTCTAAAGCATTTAACTGATTACGCATCTCGTCTGACATCTCATAAGGGATATCTTCTACTGGTGGTGCCATTGGTGGTTGTGCTATATCCATAGGTGGCATTATAGGAAAAGAACCATTAGGATCAGTCTTGCCCAACATTCCTCCGCCTCTGTTTACTCTATCAGGATTGTTTTCCATAAACTCTCTTACATTATCAAATATTGAACCAAATCCACCGCCCATTCCTGGTGGAGTAGGTGCAGGGCCTCCTGTTATTGACGGATCAGGCATAGGCATAGGCATATCTATAGGCTCAACAGGGCCACCAACAGGCATTGGCATAGGTTCTCTATCATCCCTTATTGGGGGCGGAACAAATATTTGGTCATCCCTAGGATCTTTTTGAGGTGGCAATCTTGGTAATTGAATTCTTTGTTTAGGCAACTGTCTTCTAAACATATCACCAATAGGATCGCCCATAGTATCTGTAGGCATGAAAGCTTGTTGCGGTTGCATTGGAGGTCTGTAACCTTCGGGAGTAAAATAAGCAGGGCCGCCTTGAATTAAGGTAGGTCTAGGTGCTTGTGGTGGTTGCATAGGTCTAGCTATAGTAGCACCCGCATCTCTGCCAGGTATGCCTTTTCTCATAGCGTCTTTAAATAAACCCATCAGCAAATTCCTTTAAACTTCTTACCTCTAAGAGCAGCACCGCCGCCTCTTGATTCACCGCCACCGTAACCCTTAGGTTGAGGAGCAGATCCGTTAGGAATCTTTTTAAGATCAGAGTAATTAACAGTACCTTGATCTTTAATAGTTACGCTTGCTTTTACATTTTTCATATTAATTTACCTTTTTTTAGATGCTCTATATGCCTTTGCCTTATCTAAAGCAATGGCAATAGCAGTCTTCTTTTTTCTGCCACTGTTAACCAATTCTCCTATATTAGCAGATATAGTCTTTCTACTGCTACCTTTTTTTAACGGCATACTATTTCTTTTTCTTTACCGCTACTGGTTTAACTTTTTTGTTAGCTACAGGCTTGGCCTTAGCCTTAGGCTCAGACTTAACTTTAACTTTTGGTTCTTCTTTTTTAGCCTTGACTTCGACTGCTGTTTTTTTGAGGAGTTTGTCGGCATCTTTATCTGCCTGCTTGGCGATAGCTTCGATGTCGATTTTTCTATCTGCATACTCATTGATGATCGTCCCATTGCCATTGTTTATTTCCTCTTCTTTTTTAAGCTCTTCTTTGTGAATAGCTTTCATTTTATTTCTAACTGAACTCATAATTAACCTCTCATTATATCCATTGCTTTAAATTGTGCTGATTGATCCATTCGATCTCTAGCTATGTTGTCTTTCATTGTAGCTATTTCTTTTTGAATTTCCAAACGCTGTTCTGCCAGCCTTGTATTATCCATAGACTTCATAGCATCAAACTCTTGTCTTTGTGAAAACTCTTCACGCTTACGTTGTACATCATCAGCTTTAATATCTAACTCTTTACCTCTTAGTTCTACTAAAGGATCGGGTTGCGGTTGAGGTGGCATAAACATAGCGTTTATCTGTTCAGTCAACTGAGCAATAACAGCTGCTATATCTTTAGCAACTTTGTCTTGTATCTCTTGCTGATATTGACCAGATACTTCTGGAGGTAGCTGTTGTATTTGTTGCATCATTTGTTGGAACTGTTGATCTTGTGCATTCTGTTCGTCCACTATCTCAGCTGCTCTAAAAGATACATGCTGATAAATATGTGATTGAATTAAAGATAACACCATAGGATTAGCTTGAGCAGTCATAGTTCCGTATAGGGACATATGAGAGTTAATGTGCGAATCGTGATCTTGCCCAGCAAATGCTTGAGCTGGCATACCTGATATCAAAGATGCGTTCTCATTAGCGGGATCCATAGGCATAGGCTGTGGCGTAGGCGGTAGAAGTTTCTCAACATCTTGAACACCCATTGCACCGTACATTCTTCTGTATGCTTCATGCAGTCCAGCGGGGCCATGTATTTCAGGATTACTTTGTACAGTTCTTAATATCTCTTGAGCCAACATAACTCTCTGACTCATAGAGAAAGTATTAGGATCTGATACAGGTAATACGTCTACTCTTTCATCAAAGTCTTGAGCCTTGATAGTTTGGTTTCCGTTAGCTGTGAAGTAAGGATAGTCTGGTGGTAAGTATTCACTAAATACTTTTGCTAGTATCTCAAATTCTATTCTTTGACTTGAGTGAAGTCTTTTATGAATAGCACTCATAACACGAGTACCACGTTCTAGTAGTGCAATCGTTGTTCCTACAGGAGCATTCTGATTTCCTTCACCAACTTGCGTATCAGCTATCGAAGCGAAACGCCTTCCACTGTCAACCAAGATACCCAGGAGAGAGAGTAGGGTTTGGCTTGGCTCCTTAAAAGGTAACGGTACAAAGGCATCTCGCAAACTTCCGCCAGGGGCATCCATGTCTCTGAACTCACCAGGTTGTAGTGGTTGATCATCATTACGAATACGAATACCACGGGCTTTAAATCCAGCAGGTAGATTAGATAAAGTACCTGCGTCAATTAACTGTCTTAAGATAGATGTTGATGCTTTAGATAGGCCGCCTATCATGTGAGTTAAACCAAAGCCATAGAATCCTAAGCCTGGTAAGAACTTATAGTGAACAAAGTAGTTAATACGTTGCTTTAATTGATCTGTTTCTTTGTAGTTTCTACGTATAGATAGGACTTTATCATTAGCTATAGTAATGATATAAGGTAGTTTTATACCTGTTTCTTCGCCTTCTGAGTCTAAATCTTCATAACCTGGGACATCTAACTCAGTATGAACCTCATATACTTTACAAGTATCATCATCGTCATAACTAGGGCTAACGCCTTGTATTTCATCTATTTCTTCCTGTACTTCATCAATATCATCTAGCATGTTGCCAGAGGATACATCTACGTCACGATAGAAGCCTATTTGCTGTAGCTTCTTAACGTCATTCATTGACATATCAATGACATGAGTAATTCTTGTAGCACTGTGTAAGTCAGTAGCAGAGTAAGGAACGATTAAATCTTCACTAGGTATGAACTTTGATACAGCTCTTCCTAGATTCTGATCGTAGTAAACTTTTCTAAAAGCAGAACCCGATAGCGGTAGATAGAATAACATCTGATCTGTCTCAGAATCGTACTCTTTCATAACCTGCATAAGCTGGTAGTTCATGAACTCTTGTACACGTGCTGCCTGTTGCTCTGTTTCGGCATTAGACATACCTATTACTTGGGTCTTAACAGGCCCTTGTGATGGTAGTATTTCGTTGTAAGCTTGGGCTTGGAACTGAGTAACGGATTCGGCTAAAAGCGGGTGCATAACTCCAGAGGCACCTTCAAACGGCTGGGATCTTTCCTCGTACTTCATACCTAGGTATTGAAGACCCTCTTTGTATGTCTTCTCCCAGTCAGATCTTGATTCTTTATCCGAATCAATACTGCCCATAAGATCATCCATAAGGCTGTTTAGCTCAGAAGACTCTACTTCCTCAGCTAAGTTAGCATAGAAGTCTGTATCTTCCATCGGCGGAGTTGCTTCACCGAACATGATGTTTCCATCTTCCATTTCCTCGAAGCCTTCGAAGTCAGGATTATCTTCTTGAATATCTACTTCTACTTCTACTTCCATTTCCTTTGAACGATCACGAACTCCTAGCTCAAGTTGATCTTCAAAGGTAATAGCCTTATCTATGTCTGCCATGTTAATCCTGTATTAGTTTTCCTAGCTCTCTCTTCATCTCTTCAATTTCTTTAGAATCTTTGTTATAAGCTTTGTTGCTTATGCTTGAAGAATCTTGTTGAAGTCTTCTTTCTTGATTTTGTATTTTGGTCTTTAGTTTATCAATCTTAGGGGCTTTAGCTTTTTTTACAACTTTTTTTACAAACTTGCTAATGTGTGTAACCCCTGTTTTCTTTATGCCCATTATCTTAAAGCTTTGCCAAAACCTCTTACAGCTGCACCAACACCTTTTTTTGAAGATCTCTTAGGGCTAACTGATCCGCCGTCTTTGTACTTCATCATACCGCCATCAGCTTTCTTATCAGGCTTGCTTATTATTCCTTCGCCTGGGTTTTTCTTTTTACGCTTGCCAAGGAAATCAATCAGTCCTCTTTCGCCACCGAACTTCTTATCTTTACCAAGAAGAACTTTTTTAATTGCGTTAATGACAGGTCTTTTATTTTTCTTAACTTCGCCTGTAATTTTTTTAGCAGCTTTAGTAGAATCTACTTTCTTTGCACCGCCAGCTTTATTGTAAGCAGCTAGACTTGAGTAACCTTTGTTCTTCATGTCATCTTTAGTTACAGCTGTGAATTTTTTGCCGTTGTGAGTAAACTTAGTTCCTTCACCTTTAGCTCTTGCCTTTCTAAAAGCATCATCAAATGATCCGCCTTTGTTTTTTAAAGCAAGTGCTAAAACACCTGCTGACCCAGCTCCTGCTATTGCTTTTGATGTATTAGATACTCCTTTAGGGACTACTACTGCTGCTGAACCAGGGCCTGTTTTTGGACTTGGATTTGTATTTGTTATTGCCTTTGGCTTTGGTCTTGGCTTTGGTTTTGGCTTAGGTACTACATTTGCAGCCTTAGCTCTTTGAAGATCTCCTACAGGATCATTCTTAGCTTTCCCTGCTCTTGCCCTTTTTGCAATTCTTGCAGCTGCTTCAGCAGCTCTCTTTGTTATTGCTTTTCTTACCATGTCATTACTCCTAATAATATATTCGTTGTCTAGGTATGGGCTCTTCATCTTCTTCATCCGAGTCCAATCTTATAAAGTTACCTTGACGAAATCTTAGTATAGCCTGTGTTGTTG